AAGGAATCATTCTTGGATATTGCCCACCTTTGCGAAGACTTCCAAACTTTCTGCGATGAAATCAACGAATGGGGTGTAGACCACATTGGAGGTGTTGACCTCTACGGAGCAGGGTTTCTTCCTAACCCAGAATTAGACTTAGACGCATTAGACAATTTCTTTGCTTCCTTTGGTTGCACCCCTTCAAATCCTCATCCTTGCAGTAAATACTTTTAAGGAAAATTTAAGATTTGGGAGAGTCAAAACTCCCAAATCTTTGCTACAATTAGAACATACAGGGAGACGCACTTCGACTTCTTCCATACGATCAAATCTTAAAATGAACTACCTACCAACAAAACTTCCAGAATACACAAAAGACTTTTCTGGTGAGTTACCAATTGAATCATTCCTACAATATGGATTTTACAAGATTGCTGATGTTTCTCTAAAACCTGAAGAGAGATTTATCAAAAATCCAGAAGTCAATCCTATCCAGTACAACGTCGTTAAGGGATTAGAAGACAAGTACAACTCATACAGAGAGTTAATTTATGCGATAGTGATCGACGGAAAAATTGTTAAAATCGGGGGAACATATGTAGGAATGAAAGGTAGACACAGTTCCTACAACTGCGGAACACGTAAAGCACGTAACAAGGGTACTTGTTCCGTTACCAACTTCAACATCACTGAAACACAGTACAACGCAATCTTAGAAGGTAAAAAGGTTGAGTGGTTCGTCTTTGATGTACCTCTTGCAGAACAGACAATAAACCTTCCTTGGGGTGATGAAATCAAATATAACGCAAAGACATTTTACAAGTACGAATCTTCACTTTGCGACAAGTACCAACAGTTAACAGGACACTTTCCACCCCTTAGTGATAACTCAGGAGTTGAGTAAAGTTTTGTTTCAGTTCGTGGATATTTACCCTACGGACTGAAAATATCCGTTATACTAAGTATATAAATTAAATTCCTCTTATGAACACTTTTACAACTACCGCTTATAACACACTTGGCGAAGCACAAGAAACAGATATACAGACTGACAGTTGGTCAGCAACCGAAATCTGCTTAGACCTTTCCATGCTTTACGGATACGCTGAAACCTTAGACGCATGGGGTCGCCACGCTGGTGAGTATGGCGACAGACCCGCAGCACTTGGACAGAGGGTCTTCTAACCCTCTTCGTGCGTGATGCAGCAGTGGGGGGTTAACCGCCCCCCCTTATATAAAATTGCAAGGTACCATTAAGCTATAAACGACCCAGATCGACCTCCCTATCGAAAACGCAATGGATTTACACAGGGGGTACAGAATTTTTTTCGTGTGTAAAAATGCCCACACAGGATTTGCAAAGAATACGTAAGTACTATATACTGGAAAAGTGAAAAATATGACCCTTATGAAGAAGTACGAAGATTCTAAAGTATCATTGAATACAGATCCAGTCACAAACGAGTTTAAGATCACTGTACCAGAATGGGTGGTTAATGAATTTGATTGGTATGAAGACACAGAATTAGTTTGGCACGTAGATGATGGTGGGATTCATATTCAAGAAATAAGAGATTGACAAGTTGTATAAATTACAGTATGATATGAATGTAATTACAACACATTATGGCGAAAGGATTTACAGTAAAAGCAAAGTCTCCTGTAGCAAAAAAAGCACCTGAATGGGATTATGAATTAGCGAGACAATTAGTAAGAGGCAGGACGTTTGTTTTCTGTCTACCTGGTCGAGGAGTATCTTATAATTTTCTAAAAAGTTTTGTATCACTCTCATTTGACTTAGTTCAATCAGGAGCAGCGATTCAAATCTCACAAGATTATTCATCAATGGTCAACTTTGCAAGATGCAAATGTTTAGGAGCAAACGTGCTTCGTGGACCAAATCAGTTACCATGGGATGGTAAACTCAAATATGATTATCAGGTCTGGATTGACTCAGATATTGTATTCAATACAGAGAAGTTCTATCAGTTAATACTGAATGCAATTCCAGCAGACGCAGTTGAAAAGGAAGCAGTCACAGAAGTCATGAAGAATGATAAGGGAGAAGTTGTTAAGAATGAAGATGGATCAGATGCAACTAAGTTTGTTGGACATCGTTTAAAGATTGATACTACAAAGGAACGTTCAATTGTTGCAGGTTGGTACTGCACCGAAGATGGAAAAACAACGTCAGTCGCTCACTGGTTAGATGAAGAAGATTTTCGTACCAATGGTGGTGTGATGAATCATGAAACAATTGATAGTATCAGTAAGAGAAAGAAACCTTTCACTGTTGACTATACAGGTTTTGGTTGGTTACTCATTAAAAATGGAGTCTTTGAAAATGAACAGATGACATATCCATGGTTTGCACCAAAGATGCAGATATTTGAATCAGGAGAGGTTCAGGATATGTGCGGTGAGGACGTATCTTTCTGTCTAGATGCAAAAGAGGCAGGATTTGAAATCTGGTGTGATCCTCGTATCAGAGTCGGTCATGAGAAGACACGCATAATTTAATGACACGATATAACATATTAAGAAGTGGTAAAGTAGTTTTCTGGAATGTCACTGAGTCAGAACTCTTTGACAGACTTGAAGACTATGCTGTTGAACAATATGTCACAGGAGAAAATATTGCAAATCAAATTACTTATGAACCAGTCAAAGAGGAGGAAGAATGAAAGTTGCCATTTGTTATAAAGGAACTTTTAATCATCCGCTGTGGCTCGTCAAGAATACATTTGAGAATCATCGTTCAATGCTTTATGATTGTTTTGATGACATTGATTTCTTTTTTAGCACCTATGAGGGAGAAAGTGAGATTGAGGAGTTTTATCGAAGTCAACTAGAGATTCGATCTTATTCTTATATTGACGATTCACATCGCAACTCCTCGACTTGGAACGCTCAACTCGAACATCATCAAAGTCTTGCAAAGCAAATTCTTCAACAAGACAAAACATATGATTTAGTGATAATTACTCGTCCTGATTTAAGATGGTTGAAGAGATTTGATGAGGTTAATATTGATAAGAAATCATTTAATATACCAATTCGCCATGATTCTGGAAACTGTGATGATAATCTCTTTGTTTTTCCAAGTCAGTATTTAAATGAATTTATTGATGCTGCTTTGATTCTACAAAGAACAGGAGGAATCACTCATGCCATCAATCATCGTTTAGAGGAGAGAAATGTACCAATTCACTATATGCAGGATTATGATAATTCAACCTTTATTCATAATTCAAACTTGGGTCAGTCAATTTTTACAATGTGTAAGTATTTGAAAAGCGAACAATTATTGGAACTATCAAAAAATTTAACTTCATCAATCGAAGAAGTCAGTAAACCATGGGGTTCATATCTCAACTTAGTTGATGAAGACTATACAAAAGTCAAGAAGATTGTAATACGTCCTGGTGAGTCACCATCATATCAGTATCATTATCAACGTCGTGAAGTCTGGGTAATCATTCAAGGCACTTTAACAGTTCGTTTAAATGACATCTATAAGACTTATGGTGTTGGTGATGCGATACAGATACCTCGATTATCCAAACATCAACCAATTAATAACGGTGATGTGGATGCAGTCTTTATTGAAGTGCAGTTAGGTACATATTTTGGCGAAGATGATATTGTAAGACTTGAAGATAAGTATGGCAGAATATAAAGTATTACTCACAACCAGTGGTCTTGGTTCCAGACTTGGTAATCTGACTAAGTTTACAAATAAAAGTCTGGTTAGAATTGGAGATAAACCAGCGATATCATATATTATTGATTCATATGATGAGAATGTTGAGTTCGTTGTAACTCTGGGTCATTATGGATCTCATGTTAGACAATATTTAAATCTGGCACATCCTGAAAGAACAATTACTTATGTTGAAGTTGACAATTATATGGGTGAAGGAAGTAGTTTATTATATTCAATCTCTCATTGTGAACAGGAATTACAGTGTCCTTTTATCTTCCATGCCTGTGACACGATTCTAAGAGACAATTATGTTGATGACATTGATTTTACTACGAACTGGTCTATCGGTGGTACAGGCGGTTACAGTCAGTCATACCGTACAATTAATTGTGTAAATGATGAGATCATCTCATTTAATGAAAAGGGTGAGCAGAACTTCGATTACATCTATGTGGGTGTATCTGGTATTCATGATTATCAAACTTTTTGGCAATATTGTCATGAAATTCTATCTTCAAATCGAAGTAGTGACTTAAGTGACTGTCATATCATTCGACGAATGAATAATTTTAAAGTTTTTGTTGAAAAAGAATGGTATGACATGGGAAATATGGATTCTCTGAAGAGAACAAGGTCAATTTTGAAAGGAACGATCCATGTTTTAGACAAAGATAATGAAAATATCTTCATAGTTAACGATTATGTCATCAAATTTTTTGCAAATAAGAAGATTTGCTCTGATCGAATCGCAAGAACACAAAATTTAAATGGTTTAGTTCCTCAAATTGTTGAGAGCACGGAAAATTTTTACAAATATCGTTTCATTCAAGCAGATTTACTCGCTGATGGAGTTAATTTAGACCAATTTAGTAATTTATTAGACTGGTCATGTCAAAATTTATGGGTAAGTAAGACAGATTCTTCATTTCAAACGAATGCATTGTCATTTTATCAGAAAAAAACTCATTTAAGAGTAAATCAATTTCTTGACAAGTACAATTTAAGTGATCAAAGTGAAAAAATCAATGGAATTATGATACCCTCGGTCAATTCAATGTTAAGTTCAATTGATTTTGACTCTATAATTGGTCAAAAACCGACTGGATTTCATGGAGATTTTATTTTAGACAATATTTTATATCAAAATGGCAAATTTATACTTATTGATTGGAGACAAGACTTCAATGGCAGTATTGATGCAGGTGATATGCACTATGATCTTGCAAAATTAAACCATAATTTAATTTTAAATCATCAAGTATTATCAAATAATCAGTTTACAATTAAAAAGGGAACTGATATTCAGTGTGATGTTCTTGTTAAGAAGACATTATTAGATTGTAAAAATCAATTAATCAAATTTTGCTATCAAAATAATATTGATTATAATAAAATTGAAATATTAACCTCAATTATCTGGTTAAACATGTCACCATTACATGAATATCCACTTGATATGTTTTTATACTACTTTGGTAAGTATAATTTGTTCTTGAGTCTTCAATGAAATTTCCAAAATATTATATTGGACCAATGAGTAAGAATGTTGTTGACTCTGTAATTAAACATAGTCATAAACATTTGATTGGATTCATACCCTCAAGAAGACAAATTGATTTTTCTGGCGGTTACGTAAATCATTGGAATACTGCAACTTTTATGAAGTACGTGAGAAGTAAGAAATCAAAGGCAATTATTTGTAGAGATCATGGTGGTGAATTGCAGGGTGCAGAAAAAGATGATGGATATGATTCATTTTTGAGTGATATAAAATATTTTGATTTGATTCATATTGATCCTTTTCGTGTTTGTAAGAGCATGAAGGATGCTGCTTTACAAACAATAAAAATTATTCAAAATCTTTCAAGAGAAAATCCAGATATTATGTATGAGGTAGGTACTGAAGAGGCAATATTTAAATACGAACCAAATGAATTGAATCATTTCTTAGATACTCTGTCTAACTCACTATCTAAGAAACAATTTAAACAAATTAAATATGCAGTGGTTCAATCAGGAACAGGTCTTGATTTATCGACTAGAACCAACATTGGTAATTTTAGTCGCAAAAGATTAAATAAGTTTATTAAGGTGGTTAAAAATTATGGATTGATGAGTAAAGAACATAATGGAGACTACTTGATTGACTCTTTTGATGTAGAGATGAGATTTGAAACAGGTTTAGATGCAATTAATATCGCTCCTGAATTTGGTCAAATAGAATCAGAGTATTATCTGGAAAGATGTCGTAATAATAATGACTTGTTTGAAACTCTGTATCAAATATGTTATAATTCTGGAAAGTGGAAAAAATGGGTTCAAGATGTTAATCGTATCTCAAAGGAACAATTAATTATGACTTCATGTCATTATGTACTTTCAAATAAAAAATTTCTACAAAATATCAAAACTCATTTTCCAAATGCAGATAAAATAATAAAGAAGAGAATTAAATCACAACTTAAATTATTATATGAACAAACAAAAAATTATTGCGTTTGATTTAGATGATGTTATATGCTATCGTCCAGATGGATATGAGCATTTAGGACCAGACAAATATGATTATTGTAAACCAAATCAATCTACAATCAGTTTAATAAACGAACTATATAAAAATAATTACATCAAAATATATACTTCTCGTGGTATGAGTCAGTTTGAAGGTAATGTTGAAAAAATTTATGATATGTTGTATAATAAAACTATAACTCAACTTAAATCGTGGAATGTAAATTTTCATGAGTTGATTATGGGAAAAACGCATTATGATCTTTTAATAGATGATAAAGCATTAAATTCTGTAAATATAAACAATAAAATTATTAATCAATTTTTAGGTATTTAAATGGCAAAGGGAATGTTAAGTGGTTCATCTTATAATATGGATGCAAGACCAAAGAAATCAAGACAAGGAAGAGGAAAACATTCTAAATATTCAGCAACCTCTCGTAACGGTGCTCGCAAGAGATACCGTGGACAAGGAAAATGAGACCTCAAAGAATCGATAAGAACGGAAAACGTGGTATGATACCCGTTGATATGTCAGATGATTTCTATCATAATGGTAATGAATATTGTCGATATTTAATTACTGACTATCGTTCTTCTATTTACTTAAAACACAAATAATGTATTGTCGTATTCGACTGAAAGAAACAAACTATCAGGAATATCATAACTATCGTATTCTTGGTAGTTCTGCTTTTGAATCTTGTTTAAAGATCTATAAAGATTATATTCGCTATAAAAAATTTGAAGATACTGTACCAATTTTCAAAGAGGAGTTTGAAATACCTCATTCTGATATTATTGGATACTACGATGGAAATGAATTAGCAGCATTTACAATCGCTTACAAGTTTAAGAGTGTTAATAGTGTCTGGGCAGATCAATTTGCTTGGAATTATAAGAATAAAAAATTAAGTTTAGGACATATTGCAAATAAAAATGAGATAGCATTATATAAAAGATTAGGTTATGATTACTATTATCTGGGTGAGTCATCAGATTATAAATCAAAATTAGATGGATACGAAATTTCAAACTTCTTTGACGAATGGCAAAACTAATTGGTAACTTACCAACCAAGAAAGTATGGGTAAGAAAGGAATACTTGACTGATTTTCAATCAGGAGAAGGTGAGTTTGTGGAAGGTATTTGGGTATGTGCCAAATCCATACAAGGTCGTGCCTTCTATTTTGAGACTTATTTGCCTGAGTATGGTGCAATGTATGATAAACTACCAATCTCAGCATTTACATCGTCCCCTAAAAAACCAGATCCAGATATGGACTTGGTAAATTTACAGTTTTGGAACTGTATGGACTATGATTTTACAGTGATTGTCAAGCAATTTGTTGCACCAATGGAATGGGAGTGTCGTACAAGGCATTTTGGCAATCAAAAAGGGCAGTACATTTGTACTTTAGATAACTATCACGGTGATTTTGACCAAATAGATGCCTCAACAAGTGAAATGCCTGATGAACATAAGTCATTTAATTTGATTGAACTTCGCAACGGACAGTATTGTCTCTATCCAAATAATCGTTGTCGCATTTTTGATACCTCAATGACACCTGATCCAGTCAAAACTCCTGATTTTAAAGTATCAACCAGAATCTTTGAAGTTGAAAATGACGTAAATTGGGGTAGATTGGGAGATTGTGATGATTACTTCTGGACTACACCTGATGAACGAAAAGAAAAATAAGCATATTTTAGATTGGATTCGTAAATTATCTGAAATTCGACCAGAATTAGGTAATTTTGCTGTTTGTCCTTATGCATCAACATCAAATTTTATTATATTGGATGAAAAATTACGAAAAGTTCGTCCAAGAATTGGTTGGGATGTCGTAATTTACGTTGTCGAAGATGAACATGATGCAGATTTTCTTTATGCAATGGTAGATGATTATAATCGAACGTATCAAAAGTTTAAATTTATCGCAGATCATCGAAAATCTCAAACAAAAATTAATGGAGTGCTGACAAGCAACGGAAAATACAATCTTGTGCTCTGTCAACCTCGTCAGGAATTAACAGAAGCAAGAAAAAAACTTGCAAAAACAAATTATTATGATTATTGGGATAAAAATTACCTTGAAGAAGTATTAGAGGAGGATTATAAAGTCGTGGAAATTCATATCTCACCTGAATTAGAATGAAAAATCAAGAAATGGGGAAACATTTACTTCTTGAGGTATATGATGTAGAGTTTGATGCTCTAAATGATCATATTTTTCTTAAAGATTTACTCTTTAACGGTATTATGAATTCAAAAAGTAAAATATTAAACACTTTAATACATAAATTTGAACCACATGGGTGTACAATCATCTTTGCACTAGCAGAGAGTCATGTTTCTATTCATACGTGGCCAGAAAGAGGTTGTTTATCTGCTGATTTTTACACTTGTGGTGATAAAGATCCAAAAATTATTGCAGATTCTGTAATAGAAGGGTTAAAATCAAAAAAACATCGAATTCGATTATTGAATCGTTGACTATTAGGTATAAATAAATCTAAAAGTACTACTTAATGGCGATACAACGCAAATCAAGAGCATTTAAAGATATAAGTTTGTCTTTCTCACCTCATCCCGTGACAAAAGACTTACCTGTATTGATAAATGAACGTGCGATTATTCGATCTGTAAGAAATTTAGTAGAAACCATACCAACAGAGAGGTTTTTTGACCCAAATTTAGGTACAGATGTTCGTGATACCCTTTTTGAAAACTTTACTAGAACACAAGTTACTATTATTGAGGATCAAATTAGGGAAACAGTTCGTATATATGAACCAAGAGTAGATCAAATTGGTGTTGAAGTCATTGCAAGACCAGATGATAACAATTTAGATGTAAAAGTACTTTTTGATATCAAGGGGTTAGATGTACCTCAACAATTTTTTACTTTTATATTAGAACCAACGAGATAATATGCCTTTTACTCAATTTACTAGTTTAGACTTTGAAGATATCAAAGTACAAATTAAAGATTTTTTAAGATCAAATACAAATTTTACTGATTTTGATTTTGAGGGTTCTAACTTTTCAGTTTTAATTGATACTTTAGCATACAATACTTATATTAATGCATTTAACGCTAACTTAGTGGCGAATGAGGCATTTCTTGACTCAGCAATTATAAGAGAGAATGTTGTTTCTCTTGCACGTAATATTGGATATGTTCCTAAAAGCAGAAGAGCAGCAACTGCCACAATAAAACTTAATGAGGTAGATTTAGGAAGAACAACCGATGTTAACACTAGTTTTTTGACTCTTCGTGCTGGTCTCGTTTGTATAGGATCAGCTGAGAATACAACTTTTAGATTTTCAATACCTGAAGATATTGTTTCATCAAGAATCGTTAGCAAAAGTATAGATGATAATGGAGATGTTATAGAGACAGGTAATGATGGAAATCCTGTTCCTCACTCATTTGCCCAATTTGATAATGAAATTGTCATTTATGAAGGAACATATTTAAGAAGAGTTTACAGAGTGGATGCATCAATAGATCAAAGATTTATCATTGATAGTCCCAACATTGATACTTCAACATTAAGAGTTTATGTTGGTGCTAGGAATGAAACAAGTATAGGTCGAAAATATAGTCAAGTAGATAATATTTTAAATTTAAATAAAAATTCAGAGATATATTTAGGACAAGAGGTTCAGGATGAAAAATTTGAAATATTGTTTGGAGATGGACTTTTTGGTAAAAAATTAGAAAATAATCAAAAAGTAACTGCAACTTATATCGTTACTGATGGTAAAGATGGAAATGGTCCAAGTGAGTTTAGTTTTCAAGGAACGTTTTCAAAAAATGATGGTTCATTCTTTACCCCATCAGATACAATAACAATAACAGGTCTCACACATGCTGTAAATGGAGCAGAAAGTGAAAATGTGTCTTCTATTAAGTATTTTGCTCCAAGACTTTACTCAGCACAATACAGGGCAGTTACACCACGAGATTACGAAGCTATTATTTCACAAATATTCCCAAAAACTGAATCAGTTTCAGTCATAGGAGGTGAGGAATTAGACCCTCCACAATTTGGTAAGGTGCAGATAAGCATCAAACCAAAAAATGGATCATTTATCTCAGATTTTGATAAAACACAAATTAAAAATGGTCTTAAAAAATACGCTGTAGCAGGTATTAACTCTGAGATTGTTGATTTAAAAATTTTATATGTTGAGATAGATTCAAATGTATATTATAATCCTTCACAAATTGCATCAGAGTTAGATTTAAAGGCATCCATTGTTAGTGCATTGAACCTTTATAGTGAAAATGTAGAAATTAACAAATTTGGAGGTCGTTTTAAATATAGTAAATTAAATCAATTAATAGACCGTGTAGATGATGGAATCACTTCAAATATAACGAGAATTACCATACGAAGAGATTTGAAAGCATTAATCAATCAGTTTGCTCAATATGAGTTATGTTTTGGTAATCGTTTTCATATCAATCCTGCTGGTTTTAATATTAAAAGCACTGGTTTCACCATATCAGGTGCAACTGGAACTGCATTTTTAACAGATGTCCCCAATAAAGATGCATCTGGTAATTTAGATGGTAGTATGAAAGGGACAATTAGTGTAGTCACAAAAAATGAAAAGGGTCAAACAGTTGTTGTAGTCAAAGAAGCTGGTGGTGTTGATTATAAAAAAGGTGAAATATTACTAAACACAATTAATATATCGTCAACAATTGCAGAAAATAATTTGATTGAAATTCAAGCTTTTCCAGAATCCAATGATATTGTTGGATTAAAAGATTTATTTGTAAGTTTTGACGTTGCAAATAGCTCCATAAATATGTTGAAAGATGTTATTGCTTCAGGGGAAGATGTTTCAGGTATCGTATTTACTAGAGATTACTACACATCTAGTTACTCAAATGGAGTTTTAGAGAGGAAATAATTTATGTCACAAATTGACAAAAAAATAAAAGTTAATACTATTATTGAAAATCAACTACCTGAGTTTGTACTAGCTGATTTTCCTAACGCTGTTGATTTTTTAAAACAATATTACATCTCCCAAGAATTTCAAGGAGGAACCACTGATTTAATCAGTAATTTTAATCAGTATCAAAAAGTTGATAATCTTGTTCCAGAGGTTATAGTTGGTCTAACAAGCATAACATCGGATGTTTCATCCTCTGATACTACCATTTCAGTTCCAAGCACAAAGGGATTTCCAAATGAATATGGTTTACTTAAAATTAATAATGAGATAATTTCATATACTGGTATTACATCAACATCTTTTACTGGTTGTATTCGTGGGTTTAGTGGAATCACAGGTTATAATGTTGGTATAACATCTTCATTATTAGATGTTAATAAAGAAACTCTTACATTTGAAAATACAAATGCTGCTTCACATGTAAGTGGTACTGAGGTAAAGAATTTATCTGTATTATTTTTACAAGAGTTTTATAAAAAGTTAAAAAGAACATTTTTACCTGGTTTTGAAAATATAAAATTAGCTGATAAATTAGATGTTGGTAATTTTGTAAAATTTGCCCGAAGTTTTTATCAGTCTAAGGGAATAGAGGAGTCTATTACCATATTATTTAAAGTATTATTTGGTGTTGAATCAAAAATTATTGATCTTGAAAATAATTTAATCAAACCATCGGATGCTGAATTTATACGAAGAGAAATAATTATTGCAGATTTAATAACAAAAACTGGTGATCCTTCAAAATTGGTGGGTCAAACTATTTTTAAATCAAATGATTTATCAACAAATGCCTCTATATCAGAGGTGGAAATATTTCAAAGAGGTGGTAAAAATTATTACAAGTTATCACTATTTGTTGGATATAGTGAAAATGATTTGATACAGGGTGTTTTTACTGTAAATGCAAACACAAAAGTATTAAATCCAGTCGCAATTAATGATTCAGTTATATCAGTTGACTCAACAATAGGTTTTGGAGCAACTGGAACAATTATTAGTGGTGATAATTTAATTGATTACACTTCAAAATCTGTTAATCAATTTTTTGGTTGCACAGGTGTAACATCTCCTATCAATACAGCAGATGATCTTAGAATAAATGAAAACATATTTGGATATGAGGATGGTGATCTAAGTAAAAAAATTGAATTAAGAGTAAGTGGTGTTATATCTGAGTTAACAAATACCGATAATATTAATCTTGTAAATGAAGGTGAGAATATCTACGTAAAAAATGTTGGAAATAAAATTCTTAATAATAATGAAAGTTATAAAGAAATTTTTGCAAATGTTTGGACATATAATACTAGTTCAAGATTTCAAGTCGAAGATTTTGGAAGTGGTGGTAATATAACTTTAGGAACAAATATAAATGATTCCTCATTAAAGGTAGGAGATAAATTTGAAATATTGAATCAAAATGAAAATGTATTAACTGATGAAAATGGAAATTCAATTGAAATAATTTTTGATGTAAAGACTGTTGATAAAGCAAAAAAACAAGTACAGAACGAAAATCTTGATGATATTTTTATTCCAATTTCAACTAAAAAATATGATATAAGAAGAGTTATCGAAAAAACAAATAGTAATGGTGTTAGAATAAAAGAAGGTAATAATACAGTTATATCAAACGTTTTAAATGTTTATACGGATGGAGATGTAGATGGGTATGTGGCATCTAATTCTTTACCAAATTACACTATCGAAATTAATAAAATATCTGAGACAACTGGTCTTGGACAAACAACAGTTGAATTTGGTTTAGAGGGACAGAGTGCAACAGATAGCACAAAATATAATTACATCAAATTTTTTAATCCAACTGGTCAAAGTTTAAAATTCAAACAAGGAGATGCTATAATTTATAGCGTTATAAAAGATCCTAACTCTATTAATGATAGTGCTCCATCTGTGGCACCTGGTTTAATCGAAGGTCAGGTATATTATGTTGATCCAATTTTAGAAACAGATCCAAATGATGATATCACTAAAATGGCACTTTACTTGTCTAGATCACAGATTGGTTCAGCAAGCACTATTCAAGTTGGAGTAGCTGCATCTGTTAAAGATCAACAGATATTTACATTACAAAGACATTCAAATAAAGATTTATCAGCTAATAAAATATTAAGGAAATTTCCACTATCACAAAACTTATTTGTATCAACTAATGATGATCTCTCTATTAACAATAATGGCATATTAAAAAATGGAGTTGAAATAAATTCACCAGTATCTGAGGATAGAATATTTTACGGTCCTATTGAAAGTATTGAATTAACAAATGGTGGAAGTGATTATGATGTTATTAATCCACCTGATGTTATTGTTGAGAGTAGTTTAGGTGATAATGCATTACTTGAACCTATTATTTCTGGATCAGTTAAGGAAGTAATTGTAGATCCTCAAGATTTTGATATAAATTCTGTTAAAAATATTTCTTTGACTGGAGGTAATGGAACAGGATGTGAATTAGAAGCTATATTAGGTGCTAGATTTCGTTCAATTCGTTTCGATAGTAGAGATATAAAATTTGGTGGAGGTATCGATATAGATGACGATACAATTACATTCAGAGAGAAACATAATTTAGAGACAGGACAAATTGTATTTTATAAAAACAATGGAAACCCGTCTGTTGGTATAGGATCATTCAATGATACTAATGACCCTGAAATAATAGAAGGAGCATTAGCAGATGGTGCACCATATTTTGTAAGAGTTATTAATACTAGCACCATTCGTTTATTTAATAATGAAAGTGATGCAAAAACAGGTAACACTGGTATTAATACCATTGGTATATCAACTGATCTTTCTGCAAGTGGTATACATGAATTTAGAACAGAATCAAAAAATACTATACTCTCTGTAAAGGTATTAAATTCTGGTTCTGGTTATCAACATCGCAAGTTAAGAGTTTCACCAAGTGGTATTTCTACATCATTTGACACAATCAATTTTGATAATCATGGATTTAAACATGGTGATATCATTGAATATTCAGCCACCGTCGGTTTAGGAACAACTCAACCAAAAACAATTGATGGATTATCAGCAACTTCATCTTATTATGTGATGAAAGTTGATAATAATACATTCAGATTAGCAGATGCTGGTATTGGGGCAACAATAACAAGTAATTTCACAAGAGGTAAGTTTGTTGGTTTAGGATCTACTGGAACAGGATACCAAACTTTTACATATCCTGAGATAAAAGTAAATGTTGAAGCAGTATATGGATCAACGATAACTGGAACTTTTAATTTTACTCCTAAAGTTACAGGTTCACTTACAGGTGGTTATCTTTATGAAAATGGAACTGATTATGGATCAAAAATATTAAATCATGTAAATTTACCTGATGTAAAGATAACCTCTGGTAGAGATGCATCTGTAAAACCAATTATTGTTAATGGTAAAATAGAAAGTGTTCTTATTGCAAATCAGGGAAGAGAATATAGTTCAATTCCTGATATAAAGGTTATATCAACTGGTGAAGGTTCAGGTGCAATACTTAGACCTGTGATAGAGAATAAAAAATTAACAGAAGTGATAGTGGTTAACACAGGTATTGGATATAGTTCTGGTACAACCACTACAAGTGTTGAACCAAGAGGAAAAAATGGTGCATTTTTACCTAGAATAAGAAATTTAACAGTTAATAATGTTGAAAGATTTGGAAGCGAGTTTTTAAATTCTAAAACTGATGATTTAAATTATGTAGTATTATCATATTCACAAAAAATAGCAACTAATTTTGAAAAAGATAGTTTTTCAGTAACAGATTCTAATGAATTTGATTCTGTTAAAAAACACTCACCTATTATAGGTTGGGCGTATGATGGTAATCCAATATATGGTCCTTTTGGATACACTGATCCTAATGATAGTAATACTCCTGCAAAAATATTACTATCATCATATGTCAAGAATATATCTAATGTTTCTAATAGACCATCTGGATTTGCGAATGGATTCTTTAACGAAGATTATCAATTTAATAATTCTGGTGATTTAGACATTCATAATGGTCGTTTTTGTAAAACACCTGAATTTCCTAACGGTATATATGCTTATTTTGCCACTGTTGAAAAGAATGTTAATGGTAAATTAGATGGCGTTTATCCATATTTCATAGGTAATACATATCGATCACCATTAATTGATGAAAATTTATTATTAACTCAATCTTTTGATTTTAATAATTCATCTCTCTTAAGAAATACTTTTCCATATAATGTAGCAGAAAAATTTGCAAATAATGATTTTATATTTGAATCAAATGAAATCGTAAGACAATCATCAAAAGTAGAATCAGTTGTTAAGGGAGGTTTACAAGATTTATCTATTTTGAATTCTGGTAGTGGATATAGAATCGGTGATACGACTATTTTTGATGATGAAGGTACTGGTGGTTCAGGATTTTCAGCAAAAGTAAGTGAAATTGTAGGTTTAGGAGTATCTTCTATTGAATCAACTTTAGAATCATTTGAATCTGTTGTCTTTACACATGTAAATCAAAACCAAGTAAAAGGAACATTTTTACCCTTTATAGAAATACCAAACTTAAGTGCAATTCAAGTATCAGGTTTAAGTACATCAGTTCAAAATTTAACAGATACTTTTAATGTTGGAGTAAGAACAGATACCGTTGGTCTTGCAGTATCAATGACTGCTATTGCTAACGGGCAAAAAGCAGTGCAAGATATTTTCTTAAATAAAATACCAAATTCACTATCTGTTGGTAGCACAATCAAAATAAATGGTGAATTCTTACAAGTATTAAATATATTCCCTACACCAAGGGTTTTGAGAGTTTTTAGAAATGCAGGTGCTGCACATACTTTTGGATCAAATGTAGATATATTAAACACATCATTTACAATTCCAGTAAACACTGAAAAGTTTGATTCAAAAATAAATGATATTGTTTATTTTAGTCCTCCAACTTCAGTGGGAGTAGGTACAAGTGGTGGTGCAACATCTATACGAGTTGATGTAGGTCTAACTTCATCATTTGTTTCTATATCAAACAGACAAATTCATCTACCGAATCACCCATTTAAAACAGGGCAAAAAGTATTGCTTACTGTTCCAGATGTATCCAATAAACAGATAAATGTAGCATATACCGATGATCCAAATGACTCAGATGGTAATTTTGCGATTCCTTTATCTGGTAATACGCAAGAATTATTTGTAATCAAAAAAAGTGATGATTTTATTGGATTATCAACTGTATTAATTGATAATGACGGTGTAGTTTCTACTGCAGCTACTAGTGAGGGATTGTATTTTAAATCAAACGCTACTAATGCAGGTACTGTTGGAATTGACACTTATTTCTATAATTTACAATCACAATTTAATCAAGTTACGGGAGATGTTGATAAAATATTATCTACAGTTACGACAAATGTATCTGTAGCAAATACAACAACTCATGGTTTAAAAAATGGCGATATTGTTAATATAACAGTTATTCCAAATTTAGCAGTCGGTATCGGAACGACAAATCCAGTTAATGTTGAATATAATCAACAGTTTGAAAAATTATTAATAAATCCTATTTCATTTGTTGCTGCTGACGTAGAAACAGATAGGTTTGATTTAGAAAATCATGGATTTAGGACAGGTGATAAAGTATTTTATGAAGGAGGTATCACAGGATTATCAACAGGTTCATACTATGTAAATAAAATTAGTGATAGACGTTTTTCATTAACTGAGACATTTAATGATCTTAGTGCAAATCCTATTAAATTAATTAATTTTAATGCAAATACTGGAGGAAATAATCAAAAAATATCACCAATAAATCCAAAAATAGTTGTTGCTAAAAATTCAAAATTATCGTTTAATCTATCTAATACATCATTATTTGGATATAATTTTAAAATATTTTATGATGAAAATTTAAGAAATGAATTTTTAAGTTCAGGTGATTCAAATATATTTAATGTACAAAAAACTGGTATAGAAGGTACTGTTGGGAGTGCATTAACAATTACTTACTCAAATAATACACCAAACATTTTATACTATGCTGTCAAAAAAGGTGGATTTATTAGTACAACTGACAAAGATGTTAATAACAACTCACAAATTGTCTTTGTTAATAGTGCTTATAATGGGGAATATTCAATCTCTGGAGTAACCTCTGAAACATTTAATTTTTCTCCAAAATTACCTGAGAGATTAAATTATATCTCAGATGAATGTGATAAACTTGAATATTCTACAAAATCAACAAACACACATGGTGGAATAAAATCATTTGATATTGTATCAACAGGTTATAACTACAAAAAATTACCAACATTTAAATCAGTAAATTCTAAAGATGGAATCAATGCTAATGTGATTCCAACCAGTAAAACAATAGGTAAAATTAAAAATGTAAGAATAATTGATATTGGTTTTGAATACTCATCAGATAAAACACTTCAACCCGAAGCATTTATTTCTCCTGTTGTTGACGTAGATAATTTAGACGTAATTGAATCAGTTAAAATAAATTCAGGTGGTTCAGGTTACACTTCACCTCCTAATTTATTATTATATAATCCTATAAGTCAAAAAGTAATTGATGATTCAACATTATTGGCAATAATTCCAAATCAAACAATATCAAGTGTTGATGTAATTGCTCCTATTCAGGGTTTGGATTCTGTTCAACATCAAATTATTGCAATAGATAATTCTAATGGTGTTGGTATTAATTCGGTACAAACTAGTATTGGTGGAATTGTTACTTGTTTCTTAGAAACACCATTTAATGGTTTTAGAGATCCACAACCTTTTTCTGTAGGTGATGAGGTATATGTAGAAGGAATCCAAAGAATAAATGAGGCAGGTATTGGAACACAGAGTGGTATCTCAACATCAACGGTGGTAGAGGGAGATGGTTTTAATTCAGATAATTATAATTATCAATTCTTTACTGTTGATGAATATACACCTGGTACTCAAGCAATTGTTAAATTTAATCTAGCAGGGTTGACTACAAATCCTGGTATTGCTAAAACTTTTCAATCTGGTTATGCATCAATAATTAACAAAAATAACTATCCAGACATAATACCAATACAAACAAGAGGACAATTCCAATTAAATGAAGAAATAATAGTTAATGGTGAAAACAGTGATTTAGTAATAGTTGAGATTAGAGATGATTATATAAAATTAGACGGTGTTACTCAAGTAAAAACTGGAGATAGAATTGTTGGAAAAACAACAAATGTATCTGCAGAGATAGTCAAATACAACGACAAGAGAGCTTTATTTAAAATAGATTACTCTTCTCGCCAAGAATATGGATGGATTGATGATATAGGTAAATTAAATTTAGATACGCAGGTCCTTCCAGATAATAATTATTATCAAAATTTATCATATACTGTTAGAAGTCCAATTGTTTGGGATAAATTTGTTAACACTGTCAACAGTCTTGTACATCCTGCTGGATTAAAGAACTTTGCTGACACATCTATTCAAAGGAATATCAAATCAGGTATTAATACAGCAAATTCAGATTCAGTGATAGTGTTAGATATTTTAAATGATCCTGAAAGAGTAGATGCTATTAATAATTTTGATACAGTTGTTGATTTTGATAGAATTGAATCTAAAACAAAAAGTTTAATTCTCAAAAATACTAAATTAACTGATTTCAGTAGATGTTTAACAAATAGAGTTTTAATTCATGATGATATAAGTGATCAATTCTCTAGTGTTGGATTTTCTGCAAATACCAGTATAATCGATGAGATAACTTCATTATATCAAACATACTTAATACAAGTAGTTGATCCTGATACTTTTGATACTCAATTAAGTGAACTAATCGTTTATACATCTGAGAATGATATTTTTATAGCAGAAAAAACAACTGATTCAGCTGGTATAGGTCTTGATAGTATTGATGGAAATTTAAGATTAGGTTTATTTGATAGTGAAAAGACTGATGCAGGAGTTAGAAATTTACTATTTGATCCTACTAATGAGTTTACTAAGGATCATGATATAAAAATATTAAAAACAAATTATAATAATAATATACTTGGAATAGGAACTAATTTAATTGGAAATATCAGTATTACAGGTGTTAGCACCGATGTTAATATTTCAGCAACAAAAACAATAGTAGAATATCCAAAAACAAACTTTAACGCATTATACGCAAAGATCTTTGTTCAAGATAGTATATCTAAGGAAATAAATTATAACGAAATAGTATTAGATTTTGATGGTACAGATGTTACAACATCAGAGATATTTGTAGATAAACAATTTGGTTTAAGTACAAATAATGTAGGTATTTTAACAGCAAAATTTGAGAATGATTTAATTAAATTACAAATACAGAATGATACATCTTCTATTTTAGATATAAACGCTAATATTGTTGGTCTTGGTACAACTACTACAAGCACTGGTGTTCATAGATTTTTAGCATCTGGTCAACCTGCAGGATCAGAGAGAAGTGGAAGACTTGAATCTGGATATAATTCAGGCACTTCTTCACCAATTGTTTATTCAACTATTAATAAATTGAATGATAGCACTGTTAAATCAGTGGTAAGGGTTTCTTGTGGTGAAACATCTGCAGTTCATCAGGTAGTTACTATACGTGATGCAAGTGATATATTAACAGTTCAGTATCCGTTTGTATCTGCTGGTTCAACAAGTGGTATTGGTACGTTTGGAGGTGAATTTAATGGTGATAATATTGATTTAAAATTCTATCCAGACTCTAATTTCACATCAATCATTGAAGTTCAATCATTTAATCAAATATTAAACACTGCAAATGATTTTGATAATAATACACCTAATTTATCTTATGGCACAAATAATATAGGTTTAGTATTATCTACTTTTGATGCATTAGAAGGAAAAAGAGCGAATAAGAGAAAATTTGCACTAAAACATGAAGGTGCACCAATTTATTCAAAAACATTCAACCCAGATGGAGTTGGATTAGAGAAATCAACTGGTTTCTTTACCATTCCTAATCACTTCTTTAACACGAATGAAGAATTAACATATACTCCAGATTCCACATTTGTAGGTGTTGCTGCAACTCCAGTTTCTATTGGTCAAAAAACTCTTCCGTCAGGATTAAGTACAACTATATTACCATCATCAGTGTTTGTAAAAATAAAGGATGAGAATCAATTCCAATTATTTGCAAGAAAGAGTGATATTTCTGCTGGAACTGCTATCACATTTACAGGAAATGGTGCTGGAAATGCTCATAAGTTAACAATGACTAAACCACTTACAAAAACTATTATTGGTTTAGATGGTGTTGTTCAACAACCTATAACATTTACATCAATAACTCATACATTAAATATGTCTGGTGGAATTGATGATAAGAAAACAAGATTTGTGTTAACTGGTATAAGTTCGATTCTAACCACAGATATATTAAAACTTGATGATGAATTCATGAAGGTTGAAGAAGTCGGGTTTACAAGCACGAGTGATGGTTCTGGAGTAATAGATGATTCACTTAATATATCATTAGGTATATCAATACACCCTACAGTTAAAGTAGAGAGAGGTGTTCTGGGTATTGCTGCAACATCTCATGTTAACAATACGGTGGCAAGGATTCATAGGGGATCATTTAATATTGTTGATAGTGATGTTCATTTTATAGAACCACCTAAAGGAAATTCAAGAAATAGAAAAACAGATACTGAACTTCCATTTGTTAAAGCAAGTTTTAGTGGTAGAACATTTACCAGACAAGATTATACAACAAATATGTTATTTGATGATATATCTGATAATTTTACAGGGATTGGTAAAACATATTCTTTAAAAGTTGGAGGAGCAAATACTTCATCTGGTATACAGATTGGAAATGGTATTGTTTTTATCAATGGAGTATTCCAAACACCCTTTACAAATAATAATGCTGGTAATAATTATAAAATTACCGCTGATACGATTGCAGGTATCTCAACTATAGAATTTACAGGAATAACATCGGCAAATGGTCAACCTATTGTATCAGAGTTTGACATTAATCAAAATCAAGTGCCGAGAGGTGGTGTTATAGTTTCTCTTGGATCAACAACTGGTTTAGGATATGCACCATTACTTGGAGCAAAGGTACAACCATTTACCAATTCAAGTGGTGCTATTACTAGTGTTGTAGGTATCGGTACATCATCTGGTGTAAGTTTAGGAATTCAAACAGCTGTTTATGATAATCAATCAGGTATAATCACTGTAACAACTAATAAAGTACATGGATTCTCTTTAAATAGACCTAAAACTGTTCATTTAAAAGATCTCGAATTTAGTTGTGCAACTCAACATGCTGGTGTAACTACTACCATATTCCAAGATCATGAAAGAGGATTATTCTTAGTTGGAATTGTATCTGAGAGAAGTTTTGAAGTTCAAGCAGGACCAGGAACAATACCTCACATATATGAGGGTGGTGGAAATGCATTTGAATTTTATGAGGACTTAACATTTGGTTCTGGATATAGAGATCCAGTTGCGATAAATGTAGAGGATATTAATTTCTTGCATAAGTTTGTTAGTTCATCATCAAATTCAATAAGTGTTCAGGGTAGTGGTTCAACATTTACACCGACAGATGCAATTTATGATTCTGCGACTGGTAATCTAATACTAACAATAGCATCACATGGATTAAGTACAAGTAATAAAATAAAAATTGCAACTAACTCGTTAGTCTTTACATGTGATAAAGATAATCATTTTGGTAATCATCCATATCCTCGTGCTACAGATCCTGCCAATAATGTATTTTTAACAATTACCGCAGTTACCACTGATACAATCACCGTAAATGTTGGTGCTGGTGGAGGTGGAGGAAATGGTGCAAATATTACTGCAACAGTTGGTGCTGGTGGAACATTGGCATTCAATATTGTATCAGGTGGAACTGGATATATTAATCCTCAAATTAACATACCTGAACCCACATATGAAAATTTAAAAGTTGAGGGTATATCGAGATTAGGCATTGGTGAAACTACTGAAACAGGCACTCAATTATTATTAAATGTTGAAGTTAGTGCAGCGAAAACATCTGTTGGTATTGGATCAACTTTATTTGAAATAAACAACTTTAATATAGCAAGAAGTGGACACTCATTTAAAAAAGGTGATAAATTTAGACCTGTTGGATTAGTAACTGCTCTTGGGTTCTCTAAACCAGTTCAAGAATTTGAATTAGAAGTATTGGAGATATTTAATGATAAGTTCTCTGGTTGGCAATTTGGAGAAATAGATTATATTGATAGTATACAAATACTTCAAAATGGATCAAGACTAAGATTCCCACTATTCTTTAATGGAGAACTCTTAAGTTTTGAAATAGATCCAAATAACACCGTATCTGAGCAGATTGATTTAGATGCAGTTCTGTTAATTTTCGTCAATGGTGTTTTACAAACACCAAAACAGGCATATCAGTTTGAGGGTGGTTCAACATTCACGTTTACTGAGGCACCTGATGTAGAGGATAAAGTTGATATATTCTTCTATAAAGGACAGGAGGGTGTAGATGTTGATATTCAAGATGTTCAGGAAACTGTTAAAATAGGAGACTCATTACGTATATTTAAAAATGATTCATTAGGAATCACTACTTCCCAGTCTTCTTCAAGATTTGTTAAAGAGATTGTAAATGCTGATAGAGTTGAAACTGATGTTTATCGGGGAAGAGGAATAGATGAAAAGAACTTTAAACCTGTTAAATGGTCAAAACAAAAAACTGATTTAAAATTAAGTGGTGTGAGTATTCCAAAAACAAGATCGATTATTGAACCTCAAATTTATCCTACCGCAAAGATTATTGGAAATCTACCGATCACAGACATATCAGGAACTGGTGATAATGATGGTATTTTTGTAGATGATGCAACTTCATTCTTCTATGAGGAACCAGCAAAAGGAGGAGCAGGATATAACTCATTTACTGTAGATGAGGTTGATGCATTAATTACATCGGGAGATGTAAAAGAGGGTGCTACAGTCAGTCTATCAATAAATTCAGGTTCTGTTAATAATATTATAATTACAAATGAAGGTTCTGGTTATGAAAATGGTACAGTGCCTTTGATCATTACAAAACCTATAGGTGCAGGAACGACGGATATCAACGTTGGTGCAAGCACCGCAACAGCAACAGTAACGTTTACTGATGGTAAATTATCAGGATTTAATATCACAGATGGTGGTTCAGGATATAATGTTGCACCTAGTGCGATAATTGAATTACCCAAATTTGAAACTGAAAAAGTGACTCGTATTTCAAATGTGGAGGGATTTGTTGGTATTATCACAGGTATTAAGAATGTAAGCAGAGGAGGAGGAGGTAGAGCACTTAAATTCTTCTACCGTGCTGTTCTTCGTGATGCTGAAGGTAAATTGACAACAAATACTGGTCGTGGAGGTACTTTAAGAAATGACTATCCTGTATTAGTGACTGGCACTAGTGTTGGTAGTGGTGCAACATCTGTGGTTACTACAAATGCAAGTGGTAAAGTTGGAATTGGAACTCAATTTGTTGATAACATTTACATAGTTAAAAATGTGGATAACACAGGTGATAATGGTGAATTCACTGCAAACATTCATACAGATAGTAATACATCAATTAGTGGAATCGATACAACTGGATTCTATGATGGTAATAACGGTACTGCGATACCTCTTGGAACTATAAGTTGGGGTAGATTATATGGTAATAATCTAACAAGATCTAATCCTTTATCACTTGAGGTAAGGGGTAAGACACTAGGTGAATTAAGCACATCTGGTTTATCTACATTCCCAACTATTCAAAGAAAGAGTTATGATGCTTTTGGTCATACAGGTCATAGATCAAGTGGTTCAATTAGTGCCAAATTAGCTTGATTAGCAAACCACTATAAATAAAAAGAAAAGTTTAGATACAATGCCAGCGATTGTTACTGATCAATTTAGAATATTAAATGCAAATAATTTTGTAGAATCGGTAGAAAATACTTCTAATTCATACTACGTTTTCGTAGGTTTATCAAATCCTGGAGGACCACCAGATAATGCTCTTGTTGGTTTTGGTAGATCTGAGTCTTGGGATACCAACACCCCTGCACCAATTGATAGTTTTTCATATCGGTCACATACTCAAGATACAATGATGTATGGTAAGAAGGTATCATCTGCAAATATCCGTAGATTAATAAGAAGAGTTGATTGGGTTTCAGGTAATCAATATGAAATTTATAGAGATGATTATAGTGTAGAAAATCCTAGTCCATTAACATCTGCTAATAGATTATATGATGCAAATTATTATGTGTTGAACTCAGATTTCAAAGTTTATGTTTGTATTGATAATGGTTCAACAGGTTCTAATCCAAAAGGAAATGCATCTGAGCATGAACCTACATTTACTGACTTAGAACCATCAAAGGCAGGTGATGATGGATTTATTTGGAAGTACTTATTCACAGTTTCACCTAGTGACATAATAAAATTTGATTCAACTGAATTTATAACAGTACCTAATGATTGGTTAACATCAACAGATGCTCAAATAAGATCAGTGAGAGAAAATGGTGATTCAAGCGTTAATTCAAATCAAATAAAACATGTATATATTGAAAAGGCAGGAGAGGGTTATACTGAAGGTATAGGTCAAGAATGTGATATCGTAGGCGATGGAACTGGTGCAAAAGCAAGAGTTGATGTTCAAGGTGGAAAAATAACAGATGTAAGAGTAAGTGCAGGTGGAAAAGGATATTCTTATGGATTAGTTGATTTGGGAAATATTGATGATATTAATCAAACTGCTGCACAAAAAGCAAAATTAATCCCAATCATACCACCAGGATTGGGACATGGAAGTGATATTTACACAGAATTAGGAACTGATAAAGTCATTGTTTATGCTCGATTTGATGATACCACAAAAGATTTTCCTACTGATACTAAATTTGCACAAGTTGGAATTGTTAAAAATCCAACTAAAGAAGGCACCTCAGAAGTATATACTGAAAGCACATTTTCATCATTACAAGCAGTAAAATTTGAGTCAGTTAGTGGTACACCTATTGTTGGTGAAGAAATTACACAATTACTTAAAATTAATAGTAATCCAAATAAAGGTAGAATTTCAACTGCATATGTTGCATCTTTTGATAAAGATACAAAAGTCTTGAAATATTTTAGGGATAGAACCTTAAATTTTGACAGAACAACTTTTGACCAAACTGATAATATTGGAATATCAACAGCAGGTAGAATTTACCAATTTGAAACAGCATCATTAGCAAGTGGTGATACACCCAATCCAATAGATGGAAAAAAATCACAATTTTCTGGAAGTATTAGTAGAGGTTTCTCAGGTATCACTACTAATATAGATGGATCTAGAGTTATTAACTTAGGAACCAGATTTACAGATGGGTTATCCAATTCTGAGATAAATAAAGGGTCGGGTGAAGTTATCTACTTAGATAATAGACCAGAAATTGTTAGAAATACTCGACAAAAAGAGGACATCAAAATTATACTAGAGTTCTAAAATGCCACAAAAGACAAATTTAAATATAAGTCCTTATTATGATGACTTCGATAAGGCGAAAAACTTTTATAAAATTTTATTTAAACCAGGTGCTCCTGTTCAAGCAAGAGAATTATCTGGATTACAATCAATTTTACAGAATCAAGTTGAATCCTTTGGAAAACATATTTTTAAAGAAGGTTCGATGGTCATACCTGGTGGCATTACATATGATTCATCTTACTTCTCTATAAAAATTAATTCAACACATCTTGGCATTGATGTATCTGTATATCTTGATGAATTAATTAATAATAATAATGGAAAAGGAACTAGAGTAAGAGGTCAAAATTCTGGTATATTAGCTACTGTAAAAAATTATGTTTTACCACCGAATGAAGGTGTAGAAGAAATAACATTATTTGTTAAGTATAGTTCATCAGGAAATGATAAGCAGAGTGTTGGTTTCCCTGACGGTGAAGTTTTAATACTAGAGGAAAATTTAACTTATGGAAATACTACAATCAATCAAAATGAGACTATAGCAACACTTACACTTGAAAATGCTGCTGCTGTTGGTTCTGCATTTGGTATATCTGAGGGTGTATATTTTATTCGTGGTACATTCGTAGATGTTCCTACATCACTTATTGTTTTAGATCCATATAATAATACTCCATCTTTCCGTATTGGTTTAGATATAGTTGAAGAGATTGTAAATGCAAATGAAGATTCTTCATTATATGATAATGCAAAAGGATTTACAAACTTTGCTGCACCAGGTGCTGATAGATTTAAAATTAGTGTTAGATTAGCAAAAAAAGCACTTGATGATTTCAATGATACTAATTTTGTTGAATTATTCAGAGTTGATGATGGTACGACAAAGAAATTACAAAATGAAACTGTTTACTCTGAGTTAAAGAAATATTTTGCAAAAAGAACATTTGATGAGTCAGGAAACTACTCAGTTGAACCTTTCATTGTAAATCTTCAAAATTCATTAAATGATGAAGTGGACTCTGAGGGACTCTACACAGAGGATAGATTAACAGATCAAGGAAATACACCATCTGAAGATTTAATGTGTGTTAAACTCTCATCTGGAAGGGCGTACGTTAAAGGATTTGATGTTAATTTACCTGCAACCACAGTATTAGATATAGAAAAACCAAGAGATACAAAATCTGTTTCTGCAGCATCTGTTCCTTTCAACATAGGTAGTTTAGTTAAAGTAAATAATGTTCAGGGAACTCCGTTTATTAATATTGGTGGTGATATCACTAATGTTGTTAATTTGTTTAGTAGAAGAAAGGAAGGAACTAACGCTGCTAAAGGTGCTAAAGTAGGTCAAGCAAGGGTTTATAATTTTAATATATCAGATGCATCTTATGTTAATGCATCAACTCAATATGACTTATATCTTTATGATATACAAACATATACAATCTTAAAAGTTACTAATTTTGATTCAACACTAGTCAAGGGAACAAGAATTAGAGGTTTATCAAGCGGTGCAATTGGTTATCTTGCTGAAGATCCAGCAGGAACTGGTGTTGGAGAGTATGCATTATCTGAGACTACAGGTCTTTTTCTAAAAAATGAGCAGATAATTTACGATGAAAAATCAACTGCAACTCTTTCAAGTATTAAAGAAGTTATAAATTATAAAATCAATGATATAAAATCCATATTTCAAGCAGCAGGTGGTTCTGGATTAGTAAGTGACTTCAGTGCCGACACTGTATTATATGATACAGTTCTATCAAAGTTTTCAACGACTGATGATATCACTTTTGATAAAATCGCTGATGCTGGAGGCATATCATTAAATTCAGGTACAATCCCTAATCGTAATTTTGCAGGTACTGGAATTAATACTGATACTGTTGTAGCATACGCTGCACCTGGAGATACACTTCCAGTTTTACATCGTGTTAGTACAATAGGTATTGGTGGTACAAATATTGAAGTTACTTCAACTACAGATGTACCCAACTTTAGTGAAGGTACTATTTTAGCATCAGGAAAAGCAACAGGTCCATTTAGAGTGAGAGTACCAAAAGTAAGAAATTTAAGAGACTCTGGATTATTTACAAGACTTCCTCATCGCAATATCGCAAGTTTAAACACATCTAATTCAAATCTTATTATCAGTACTCAAGTTACTGGAGAAAGTTCCTCTAATGGATCGATAGAGATTATAACAGAAAAAGCACTTAGTCGTGAATCTGGTGTTACAACTGCATTTTTTGAACCATTTGATGCTGAAAAATATTCAATTCATTATAATAATGGAGCAATTGAACCTTTAACATCAGATCAAGTTTCTATCACTAATGGTGGTGCTAATTTAAAAATTGATGGATTAACAAGAAATTCCACTCTAACTTTAAATGTAACTTTAAAAAAATTAGGAATTACCAGCAAAGCAAAAAATTATACTAGAAGTAATCAACTTGAAATAACACGCACTGTAGGTGTATCAACAAATGGTGCATTAACTCAAAATTCATCCTATGGAACTAGAGTAGAAGATCAAGAAATTTCACTTAACGTGCCAGATGTTAATAAAATAATTGCAATTTATGAATCTAAAAACGCTGTTAAACCAGTTTTAGATACTCTAAAATTTGTATCAGGTTTATCATTAGATACAAACAGTATTATTGGTGAACAAATATTAGGCAAAAATAGTAGAGCTGTAGCACAAATTGTTGAGAGAAGTACAGCAGAAGTTAAAGTTGTTAATTTAAATGCAAATACATTTATTGAAGGTGAGGATGTTATTTTCAAAGAATCATCAATAGAAACAGTATTACAAGAAAAAGTAAATGGTAATTTTGTTGATAGAACTCAAAATTATGAATTGAATAAGGGACATAAACAACAATATTGTGATTATTCAAGAATAGAGAGAAAGAAAAATTCTGCCATTCCATCAAAAAGATTACTTATAATTTTTGATTCATATAAAGTACCTGCAGCAAATAAAGGAGATTTATTCAGTGTAAATTCATACACTACTGATAGATTTTCAAAAGATATACCTTTTATATCAAGAGTAAGATCAACTGATGTTTTAGATTTTAGACCAAGGGTCGCTGAATTTAATACAAGTACAAATGGTTCTCCATTCTCATTCAATAATAGAACTTTTGAAGATACTAATCCTTTCGTTGTAACCCAAGATGAAAGTTCTATATTAGGATATAATTATTATCTACCACGTATCGATAAGTTAGTCATTAATGAATTTGAACAAGTAAAACTAGTCAAAGGTGAATCATCAGATAATCCTGCCCCACCAGTTGAAATTGGAAACTCAATGGAGATTGCACAAATTTCTCTGCCTCCTTATCTGTATGATGTTGTCAAGCAACCAAACATAAGAATGTTTGATAATCGCAGATTTACCATGAGAGACATTGCTGCACTTGAAAAAAGAATTGAGAATCTTGAGACAATGACTTCATTAAGTGCATTGGAATTAGATACAAAAACTTTCCAAGTAAAAGATAAAGATGGATTGAATCGATTTAAGACAGGTTTTGTTGTTAATAATTTTAAAGATAGATCATTTATCAATTTTCATCCAGAAAGAGGATCAAGATGTGAAGTTGATATTGTAAACCGTGAACTTGTAAGTGCTGTTGATTTTTGGTCAATAAATGCTGAATTGGGAGTTGACCCTGCAATTGATGTAGATGCAGCAGATTTAAATTCAAACTTAAAATTACTTGATCCAAATTGTAAAAAAACAGGTGATTTGATAACACTTGATTATGAAGAGATTGATTGGATTGAACAACCTCAAGCGTCATTTGTAGAAAATGTTAATGTATTTGAAGTTGTAGCGTTTGCAGGTGCAATTATACTTGATCCACCCTCTGATAACTGGTCAAGAACAATTTACATTGATAATTTTAGAGTTGAATCAACAGGTGCTAAATGGATTGAGCAGACTAATATAGTATCAGATAAAACATCGGTTGATGTGGATGTTAGTGTAAGTGAAATAGAATTAGAAACAGATTTATGTGAATTTGAATATAATCATAGAGAAAGAAGAACAACTACAACTACTACAACAACTCAAAAAATAGAGAAGAGTTTTACAAATGTATTGACTGGACCTTCAAAAGAATATGATTATGTTGAAAGTGTCAAGATTGATAGTGAAGCAGATCCATTTATGAGATCAAGAAATGTTATGTTTGCTGCAAATGGTTTGAAGGCAGATACTAGACATTTCCATTATCTTGATAGTCAAACTATTGATATTATACCCAAACTTGTTGAGATTGAAATGATTTCAGGTTCCTTCTCTATTTTTGAAAATGCAAAAATTGAATTGATAACAAATAGTGAAGATCCGCAGATTGGATATGTAAGAATTCAAGCACCTAATCATAAATTTGGAGATAGTGGTCGTCCTGAAGTTGGTGCTGGTTTAGGATCACCTAACTTAACTGAAGAAAAATATCAAGTTGATCCTTATGATAGATCAAGACCTGCTCCATCAGATTCTTATTCTGCAACATCAAGACTTTTAAATATAGACGTAACATCACTCGCCAATAATGAAGATTATTTTGGATATGTTGTTAAAGGTGCGATCATTACGGGTGAGAAGAGTGGTGCTCAAGCAACAGTTACAAATATTGATTTAATATCTGATAATTGGGGAGATCTACTTGGTTCATTCTTCTTTAGAAATGCAAATGCAAAACCAAAACCACCAAATGTTTTCCGCACTGGAACTAAAACATTTAGAATAACTGCTGCATCTGAGGGAACTATACCTTTACCTGGTTCTACTGCTCTCGCTAGTGATGCAACTGGTACATTTACAGGAAGTGGTGTTATTATTACACAAACAACCAACACCGTTGGTGTAAGAAATCCACCCCCACCCCCTCAAAGACCAAATGAAATAACAACTATTATCAATACCAAGAAAGATACTGATACACAGTTCATTGAGGCACCAAGAAGAGATCCACTAGCACAAACTTTCACAACAGATGAAACTGGTGCATTTTTAACATCATTTGATGTTTTCTTTGGTGCAAAAGATCCTAATAAGAAATTATTTGTTGAATTAAGAACTGTTGAACTTGGTACACCAACAAACTTACTTGTACAAGATTTTGCACAAGTATCTTTGAATCCAGATCAAATTAATGTTTCAAATGATGCATCAGTTGCGACAACTATTAAATTCCCATCACCAATATATCTTGAACCAAATCGTGAGTATGCCTTAGTATTCTTATCACCAAGTTCAGATTTATATGAAATGTGGTGTGCGAGAATGGGTGAAAAATCAGTAAAAACAACTGTACTACCAAATGTTGACGATGTTCAAATTGGAAAACAATATATTGGAGGTAGTTTATTTAAATCTCAAAATGGTACAATTTGGACTGCAAGTCAGTACGAAGATTTGACATTTAAATTACGTAAAGCATCATTTGTTGAGTCAGGAACTGTAACTTTCTATAATACACCAATTAAACCAGGAAATGGTAATACTCGTCAATTACCACAAAATCCATTGCGTTCATTACCAAGAAAATTAAGAGTTCCAGTTACTGGTGCAGACTGCACTGATGGTAATTTCCCAATAGGAAGAAAAGTATCACAAACTGATACAAGTGGAACTTTAGTTGCTGATCAAAATGTGGCAATTACAGGTATCGTAGAAGCACAAGGTGGAGCAGTTTCAGGAATTGAAGTTATTGCAAAAGGATCTGATTATCTTTTTGTTAACAACTCTGGAGCAAATCTTAATAACATGCAGACAATATCAAAAACTGGACTAGGTGAAGGACTTCAAGTTGATGTAACTTTGACATCTGATTCAACCACTGGTGCGACAGGATCTGGTAAAATTGAAAGTTTATCAGTTACTTCTGGAAGTGCTGGAAGTGGTTATGTTGTGGGTGATATTATTGATATTGATCCAACTGATAATACTTATACAAAAGGATCTGGTGTAAGAGCAATTGTTACTAGTATTGTGAGTCCATTTACTCATCTTTACCTTACTGATGTTCAGGGTGAAAAATTTGTCCAATCAACAAATCGCAGATTAGTTGAATATGGATCTAATAATGATACACCTGCTAAAAAATCTAATGCATCATTAAGTGGTGACTCTACTGTCACAAGTCCTAAATTTACTGGTAATGTATTTGAGGTGACACAATTTAATCATGCACATCATAGTAACAATAATAAAGTTAGAGTTACTAATATTAAACCAGATACAGTTAAAGTTCAAACAACATCATTAATTACACCTGAGTCAACATCAGTTGATGTACCTGATCTTGCACCATTTAAATCATTTAATGGTATTACAACTGAAAGTGGCATTGCCATAATAGGTAGTGAAATAGTGAGTTATGAAATAGGTAGCGGTAAACTAACGTTGACCAGAGGTTTATTTGATACAACAATAGTTTCTCATCAAATCGGTTCTGATATACAAGTATATGAAGCAAGTGGAGTTTCATTAGTTGGAATCAATACTGACTTTATCGTTTCATCATTTGATGATACATTTGATACTTATAATTTAAGTGTTAACATGGCAAATGTTGATTCTAATAGAGTTGAAGATCAATTATTATGTTTTACAAATGAAAAAGCATTTGGTGGTAGTAATAGTGCTATCTCTCAAAACCAACAATACTGTTCATTGAGTCCACAATTTAATGTGATTACACCAGGTAAGTCAACGAGAGTTCAAAGTAGCATAAGAACAGTCAGTGGTCAAAGTGCAGGTGGTAATGAGGCATCATTTGTTGATAAAGGATTTGATGCAACTACTCTTAACGAAACAACATTTTTTGATTCACCTCGATTAGTGGCATCTAAAATTAATGAAGCAGAATATCTAACTGATATTCCTAAAAATAAATCATTAACATTGAATATCAATATGTCATCAACTGATTCAAACCTTTCACCTGTATTAGATGTAAAAAATGCAACCTTTATTCTTGGAAGGAATAAAATTGATAATCCAATTGGGGTGAATGATTATGCAACTGATGGTAGAACATTCCAGTTATCAGGTGATCCTCATAGTTCTATATTTGTATCACGACCAGTAACATTAGAGAATCCTGCTACTTCTCTTAAGGTTTTAGTTGGAGCAAGTGTATTACCAGAATCAGATTTCAGAGTATTTTATAGACTATTCAGTTTTGATTCTAGTGAAGTATCTCAAACTTATAGGGCATTTCCTGGTTTCAAAAATATGGATGATTTAGATGGTGATGGTTTTGGAGATAAAATTATCGATCCTGCTCAAAATGACGGAAGGGCAGATTCATTTGTTAGAAAAAATTCTGTGAATGAGTTTAGTGAATATCAATTCTCAATTGATGATTTAGAACCATTTGATGGTTTTGCAATCAAGATAGTTATGATATCAACGAATGAATGTGTAAATGTTAGATTAAAAGACTTTAGAGCAATTGCATTAGCATAATGAAAACCTTTAAGCAATTTAATAAAGAAGTAAATGAGGCAGCTGCATTAGTAACTGCCTTACCTAAAATTGTAAGTGTTGCATCAAAATTACCTAAAATTGCAAAATTTGCTTCAGGTGCTTTAAAGTTTGGCACAGCAATCCCAGTAGGACTTGGGATTGCAAACGTGCTTCAATCAAAAACAAGTAATCAAGATAAGGGTGAAGAGGAAATTAAACAAAGAAAAAGAGCGGAAGAAGAGGAAGTTGGTAAAGCATTAGGTAAAACACCAGGTGAACCATTACCAAAAATAAGAAAAAGAGATATTATTAAACAAGAGTTCCAAAAAGGATTTAAAAAATATAAAGAAGGTCTATCTGTTAAACCAGAAGATGTAAAAGGAAAAAAATATAGAACTCCTGAAATGAAAGGTAAGAGTCCAGCAGACTACGTTAAAGAATTATTGAGTAGACAAAAAGAGAATATGAAAGCAAAGAGAAAAGCAAATAAAGAAATTGATGACAAATTAGGAAAATGAGTAAAATGATCCCAGTAGAAGGTCATAGTAACTTATATCGTGATATGAATTCAGGTGCAATAGTTAATAGAGACCAAATGTCATATGAAAATTACATAGCGACTCGAAGAAAAAATAAAGAAAAGGAAGAGCAGATGGATAAGATGAAAAATGAGATTGAAGAATTAAAATCACTGCTAAATGACCTTGCTTCAAAGATAAACTCATAGTAAATATAAATACTTCCAGATCTGAATTGCTTACATAGATGGCAGATATAAAAGTCAGAGTTGGACAACAGAATGCCACGAGGGTTATTTCATCTCTGGCAGGTGCCCAAACCTTATCATTAGCAGAGTTAAGTGATGTGAATGTAGTTGGAACCTTACAAAATGGTATGGTTCTAGTTTTTAATAGTACTACACAAAAATTTGATGCAACCTTAGAATTAACGCCAGGTGCAACACAGAATTTAGACATCAACGGAGGAAATTTCTGAAATGGCTAGTATAATTAGAATCAAACGATCATCGGGAACAGCCAAACCTGCTAGTTTGAATTGGGGTGAATTAGCGTATGTTACTGGTATCGGTAGCTTCGGTGGTACTAATCAATATAAGGATAGAGTATTTTTAGGAGATGATGGATCGAACTGTAATCCAGTTGCGGGACACTTTTATACATCTATGATGGAACACACTGCAGGTACTCTTGCAGGTGTTACCAATACAAGAAATAGTGATGGTGGTATTGTAGCAATTCTTGATAGTGATCGAAAGATAGATTTATGGAATGTAGATAATTTAAGATTAGATGGTAATCAATTTTCATCCACAAATACTGATGGTGATATAATTGTCAATCCAAATGGTTCAGGTGACGTTGTAATACCCGATGATACAAAACTAAGTTTTGGTGGTGGAGTTAATGGAACTGCTGATCCTGATGCTTTTATAAGATATGATGAAACAGGTCAAGATAAACTCGAAATAGGATCAGATGATGATACAAAAGGTAGAGTAGTATTTACAAATGCAACTCAAGCAACCACAAACACTGATGGATCTGTATCTTTTGCTGGTGGTATTGGGGTAGCAAAAAATGTCGTTGTAGGTGGAGATATCATTGTTAGTGGTGGTAATGCAAAATTTGGTAATATAAGAATTGAAAATAATATTATTGCTTCACTCGCAGGTGCTGATAATACTATTTTCATTGATCCATATCCAGATGGTTTAAGTAATGAAGGTAATGTTATTATTAAAGGTAACTTACAAGTTGACGGTACAACTACCACAGTTAACTCCACTCAATCAACTGTAAATGATCCTATATTGACAGTCGGTGATGTTACAAGTAGTAGAACTGTAATGGTGACAGTTCAATCTGGTGTTTCCACTGTCATAGTTGATCAAGTGACAGGTATTGCTGTTAATGACACTCTTTTACATGCAAACTTCTCTGCAAGTGGTATTACAACAGTTACAGCGATTAACAGTGGTGCAAAAATGCTTACCTTCCAAGGTACAACCACTGCTGGAATTAGCACACAAACTTCAATCACAGTTGTACACGCAACAGACACTAATACTGACCGTGGTTTAAGTTTTAAATATAATACTGGAATTGGAACAGCAAATACAAGTGAGGGTTTCTTTGGACTAGATGACAGTTCAATCGCATCTAGCACTGCTGGAACAGGTAATCACGGAACACATGGTGATAATAGTCGTAGATGGACTTATGTTCCCGATGCAACTATCTCAGCAAGTGTTGTAACTGGTACAAAAGGTTTCTTAGATGTTAAAGGTATCTATTACCAGTCAGGTAACTTCAGTTCAGGTGGTGTTGTATGGTTTGATAGTGAGGGATTACAGAGATCTACAAATGCTCCTGCATCCCCAACTATTACATCAAAACAAGTATTAACTGCTGTTACCAAAGTTGTACTGACAATGCCAGGTAATGTAACACTTGCCCAAGGTGATATTGTAAAACAAGCAAGCACAAATGCTTTTGGTGTCGTTGAGAGTGCTGTTAATGCAGCAACATCTGTCCCTCTCGTTGGTGTTGAGGGAACATTCAATAACTCTAATACACTGATTAGAGAAGGACAGAGTGGTGGAACTGCAAACCTTGCAGCACCATCTAGTGTAGCGACTACATATGTTAATAAACCACACTGGACTTCAACCCTAGACGGAGGAACCTTTTGATGCAACAAAACAGTGAAGTGGATGTTAACGTACTTGTTAACTTATATAATTCTAGATTATCAGCAGCATTAAATCAAAATGTTTTATTAGAGGCAAAATTACAAACTTTAAAAAATGATTTTGAGAGAGAAAAACAAGAACTTCTAGAAGAAATCGCAAATCTAAAAGGTGATTAAATATGCTATCAAATAGAGGACAACTTATAAACTACGGATTGCGTCAATTAGGAGCACCTGTTCTAGAGATCAATATTGATGATGAACAACTTCATGATGCAGTAAATGATACTGTTCAAATATATCAAGAACGTCATTATAATGGTATTGAGAGAATGTATTTGAAATATAAAATTACTCAAGGTGATATTGATAGAGGTTCAGCAAAGGGGACTGATGGAGTTGGAATAGTAACTACAACTGGTATAACAACTTCAAATGTAACAGTTGAAAGTAATTTTTATGAAACTTCTAATTTTTTAGCAGTTCCAGAGAATGTATTAGGAGTAAATAGAATTTTTAAGTTTGATACAAGTTCTATTTCAGGTGGAATGTTTAGTATAAAGTATCAATTATTTTTAAATGATTTGTATTATTTTAACTCAGTTAATTTATTACAGTATGCAATGACAAAAACTTACCTTGAAGATATTGATCATTTGTTGACCACTGAAAAACAGATAAGATTTAATCAAAGACAAGATAGACTATATCTAGATATTGATTGGGGAGCACAAGATGAGGGTGATTTTATTGTTATTGATTGTTTCCGTGCTATAGATACAGAACAAATATATAATGCACCTTTTGTTAAAAGATATTTTACTGCATTAATAAAAAAACAATGGGGTCAGAATTTGCTTAAATTTAGAGGAACTAAATTACCAGGTGGTATTGAATTAAATGGGAGAGAAATTTATGATGAAGGGGTAAAAGAATTGCAAGCGTTAAGAGATAGATCAGCAATGGATTATGAAATGCCTCCTCTTGATTTTATTGGGTGATGAATAATGGCATTAAATCCGTATTTTCAACAAGGATCGCAAGGTGAACAGAGATTAGTACAAGATCTTATAAATGAACATCTGAGACTTTATGGTATAGAAGTAACATATATTCCTAGAAAATTTGTAAATAAAGCAACAATTATTGAAGAAGTAACAGCATCAAAGTTTGATGATAATTTTTCAGTTGAAATGTATGTTAATTCATATGATGGTTATTCAGGTGCTGGAGATGTATTAACAAAATTTGGTATGAGTTTGAGAGATGAGGTTGAACTCACTGTATCAAAAGAAAGATTTGAGGAATTTATAGCACCATTTATGGTATCATCAGAGGATATTGAACTTGGTTCCAGACCTAGAGAGGGTGATTTAGTATTTTTCCCATTAGGGCAAAGGTTATTTGAGATTAAATTTGTAGAACACGAAGATCCATTTTATCAATTAGGAAAGAATTACGTTTATAAACTCAAATGTGAATTATTTGAATATGAGGATGAAATTATTGATACTTCTCTTGATGTTATTGATACTCAAGTTCAAGAAGAAGGATATATCGCTACTCTCAAATTAGTTGGATTAGGAAGAACTGCAACAGCGATAGCATCAAGAAATACAGGTTATATTCGTGAAATTTTCTTAAATAATGATGGTTCAGGATTTACATCAGCACCAGTAGTATCAATTAGTACATCACCTAGTGGTTCAATTGGTGATAATGCGACTGCAGTTGCATTTACTACTGAAAGGGCAGGAGTAAGATCAATAGAAAAAATATTAATGACAAATGCTGGTGCAAATTATACCACCCCACCAATAATTACATTCTCTGGTGGTGGAGGAACTGGTGCAGCAGCTACATGTTCAATTGAAACGTCTACTCAAGGTATTGTTAAATTTATTATAACAGATAATGGAATAGGATTTGGAACTGCTCCAACTGTAACAATTTCAAATCCTGCTGCTGGAACTGCTGCTGACAGAGCAGTGGGAATCGCATCAATAGGTCCATCAGGTGGATTTAATCAATTAAATTCTATCTTCGTTCAAAATGCAGGTAGAGGATATACAACTAATCCAACAATAACTATATCTAATCCAGAGACAATTAGTGGTATTGGAACTTATATCTTTAATGAGATTGTTCAGGGAATGCGTTCAGGAGCACAAGCGAGAGTTAAAAATTGGGATAAAGATACAGGTGTTTTATCAATTTCCAATATTTCTATTGGTGGTACAATTTCTGGTTTCTTTGCTGGTGAAGATATCAAAGGACTTACTTCAGGTGCTTTATTCAGTGTATCATCCTTTAATACTGATGATAGTACCGATAAATATAATGAGGGTGATATATTTGAGACAGAAGCAGATTCTATTTTAGATTTCACAGAATCAAATCCATTTGGTGATTACTAATGTTAGGAAATTATTTTTATCACGAAATTATAAGAAAGACAGTTATTGCATTCGGTACACTGTTTAATGATATACATGTTCGTCACGAAGATCAGGCAGGAAACGAATTATCTGATATTAAAGTACCAGTCGCTTATGGACCTAGACAAAAATTTCTAGCAAGAATACAACAACAACCTGATCTTAATAAGGCAACACAGATTACTTTACCAAGAATGTCCTTTGAGATATCATCAATATCATATGATTCAACTCGAAAAGCAGGTATTACACAAACATTTAAGGCACCAGATAAAGAAGATGGTAATAAATTAAAAAAAGTTTTCATGCCTGTTCCTTATAATTTGGGATTTGAATTAAATATTTTAGTTAAATTGCAAGATGATGGTTTGCAAATATTAGAACAAATATTACCTTTCTTTCAACCAGGATTTACATTATCAATTGATCTAGTTAAATCAATCGGTGAAAAAAGGGATGTGCCAATGATATTGAATAGTATATCTCAACAGGATGACTATGAGGGAGATTTTTCAACAAGAAGGGCATTAATATACACATTATCATTTACTGCAAAAACCTTCATGTTTGGTCATATCGCAAAAACACCAGAAGGACTTATTCGCAAAGTTCAATTGGATTACTATACCGATACAAATACAAGGACTGCAAAGAGAGTTCAAAGATATACTGTTGTTCCAAAGGCGAAAAAAGATTATAATGAGGATAATGTTATAGATACTGCAGATGAACCATTCATCGAACCTGGTGATGACTTTGGATTTACTGAAGAGAGATCATTCTTTGGTGATTCTAAAGATTTTAGTCCCACAAGAAAAGTAGATATCTAATCATGAAAAACTCTTATGATTCATTAAATGATACTTTCAACACTGATTCTGTTGAAACTGATATTGTTAAAGAGCAAAAAAGAAAAAATCAAATTCAAAAACTTACTGATGATGTGAGTAAAGATTATGATTATACAAGAGGTAATTTATATTCATTAATTGAAAAAGGTCAAGAGGCAATCAATGGAATCATGGAAGTTGCTGGTGAAACTGCAAGTCCAAGAGCATATGAAGTCGCAGGTCAATTAATCAAAAGTGTCGCAGATAGTACTGATAAATTAATGGATTTGCAAAAGAAAGTAAAAGAGATTGAAGAAGATAATCCTAAAAAACAAAATACTGTCACAAATAATGCATTATTTGTTGGTTCCACAAGCGAATTATCAAAGATGTTAAAAGATGGAATACTAAATAGTAATAACTCTGATAACTTTAATGGGCAAGAAGTCTCCTAAAAAAG